CCCATGCAGTGATAAATGGTCTCACGCTTCTGGTGAACGCCGTCAATGATGGGGCCGCGATAGTAAGGCCCTTGAAAGTTCGTGGCCCCGCACTGGCAGCGCTTACCCACTCGCGGGCTGCTTGTTGCTTTGGCTTCCGGTTCCTTGACTGTTGCCGTTTTGTTGTCCGCCATTCTGATTATCTCCATTCTGTTGATTCATCGGATCAAAGGGCGACGTAGGCCGTAATCCCTGATAGGCTTCGTCGCGTTGTTGGACTAATTCGCGCTTGATCTTCTTCTGCTCAATTCGGTAATCAAACCCCATCTGTTGCGCCGCCGTGCCGTTGGATACCCATTCGTTGTTCACCGCAATCTGCAAGGCGTCGGCTAAATTCTTGATGTCGGCGCTTTCTAAGTCAGGGCCACTAACCACAAACGCTTCGATGGCCTTGATTTTCTTGACCGGGCCTTGCTTGGGTAACGTTGGCTCGTTCGGGTCAGGCGGCTCTTCGATGCGGCGGCGCTTGGGGTTGATCTCTTCGCGCACCGCCGATCCTTCTTGGTCTTGTTCTTCGACTTCTTCCGACAAAACTCCTGACGCTATTTTATTCTCGATGACGCGGCGATAGATTGCCGTCCATAGCTCTACCTGTAAGTCCTGAAACTCCGAGAAACTCCTGAGCGCCGGTAACTGCTGGCTGGTGCTGCTGGCTAGGTTGGCGTTCGCGCCATCCGAGAGCATGTACTCAGGCTTGCGTGCGCCGACAGCGATCATCATTTTTATCTGGCGACCGTCTTCGCTTACGTCATTGGCGTTTGATCTGTTTTCAACCGCCGACCACTCTTCTTTGTCATTGGTGATGATGAGCGATCCCGGACTCGGCGGCTGCTTGTACTGTGCGCGTTTATTCAAAACCTGCTGACCTGTTCCACCGATCAGCTTGATCCACCACAGCAACGACCCGCGCCAATGGTTTTGTCGCGCGCGGTTCTCTAGCCAGTCCTTGTACGCCTTGAGCCACGGCAGGATGCGGAATAACTCCGGTCGCCCGCGCTGCTCATAAGACTTTTTGTTGATGGTCTTGTGCAAGACCTCGGCGGCGGGGATGTCTTCTTCGTTCTGCTCGTAGTCGCCCGGCGTCCCGTTCGTCTTCTCTTGGCGCACATGGTAGTTGATAACACGCTTGGGATTGTCTTTGTCAGACTCAATCCACAGCAATTCCCAGGGCTTGATAGGGACAATTTCGGTATCACCGTCCGCGTTCTTGAAAAACCTGACTAGGTTCTCACCGTCTAACTGCAAGTCATTGCAAAGCGACTTCTCATATTCGTCTACGGCGTTGTTTTCATTCTTGCGAAATTCTTCAAGCACTTCTTCCACGGCATCATTTAGATAAGTGACCGTCAGTCCATTACCCACCGCGAACAGAGTCGTAAACGCTACCGACGCATTCGCCAACGGGTTACGCTCCCAGGCCAGATGACAGCGCCGCAGTATCTCTACGCGAGTCGCAATGTCCCACTCGCGGAGCGGGTCGGCGATGGGGTATAGATTTAGATTTTCTTTGGTGCTGTAGGGAGAGTCGAATTGGAAATGATAGGTTGATACCGCTTCTTTGACCGCGGCCTCACGGACGGATTCAATATCCGCTGCGCTTGATCCAGCCGGGATACGCACAGGCAACGGCATGGAGTAATCCACGCCGTCAAAGATTTGGAATTGATCCGGGACAACGGTACTTGCGGGTACATCCTGAAAGTTTGAGAGAAAGCGGGCCAGGCGGCGACCCCAGTCGGAAATAAAACTCATATCTCTTTTACCCATCCCCGATCATCTTCGGCCACAAAATCAGGCTTTGACTTTCCAGCACCATAACGCTCTGCACCATCGCCAATCACGCCGACTCTTGAACCGACCACCGCAGACGGAAACGGGTCGTCAGGCTCAATAGTCGGTTGAGCCGATGCGGTAGACTTCGGCGGGGACGTGTTCTCCGTGGGAATCTCCAATAAATTCTTCTTCATAAGCATACCTTAGTCCGTCTATCAGGTGATTGTCTCTGTCTAATGGTTCTTCCAGCGAGTTACCGTCTTTATCTTCGCGCCACTTATAGGACTGAAACTCTCGCTTGGCATTGATACATTTTACATCAATTACAATTTTCTGCTGCTGCAACCACTGAATGCCGTGATTGACGCTGTCTTTACCCTTCACCGCTTCAATGGCTGAAACGTCATACTGCCTTAGCTCGGCAATGCTCTTGGGTTCAGCGCTATCGCATCGAATTATATCGCTACCGATAAGACGCTTGATCTCGTCCGCGAGTAAGTCATTAGTTAGGCCACGCTCGTAAAGCTCGTCATAGATATAAATAGTTTTTATGTCGCGGTCATAGTGTGTTACCGGAACCGCTGCGGGGTTACTGCTAAATCCAAAGTCCAGGCCGTGCTTGCGGTTCGTGAACTGATCCCGCATCCCGGATAGGTCTCGGAATTCGTAGTTAGTGAAAATAACATTTCCGAGAACGCCCCACTTGCCGAGCGTATAAACATCGTAGTGGTACTTGTCTTCTTCGTGCTCAAGATCATAAACATCTTCAGGCGTCAGGAATTGGTTATGCTTGTAAATGGTCTTTAGGATAGTGATCCTGTCGCCCTGATAATACTCCTGTTCGTCTGCCCATTTCGCGGTACTGAAAAAGTCTTCATAAATCCAGTGGCTTTGTAATATTGGATTGAATGAGAGCGTGAGACATTTCTTTGTGTTCGGGTCACCGCCGCGCTGCCGCTTGAGTAGTTGCTTGATCGTCTTGCGTTCGGTCTCAGTCGCTTCTTCAACTCTGACATCAGTGAACGCCCCCCTGGCCGGTCTGATACTCTTTAGTTTTTGAACATCATCAAGGCCCGCAAAAACAATCTGGTATCCATTCCGATGAGTGACTGTCCCATCAACCTTGTTTATTTTGAATTGGTCTTCAAGGCCCCACTCCGAGATAACGCTATTTATTTCTTGGACTACCGAACCACGCAGATAACGCCCCACTTGCCGACATACCAAAAAGTTTCTGCCACCGCGCATGAGCCGGATAACGTCTCGCTGCGCCAGAAAGACAGACTTCCCCGACGATGAACCGCCGAAGAAGATTTGAACACGCGCTAAGTTGTCAATGTGCGAATGATAAACCGGATTGATCGTATCTAGCGGCGGCTGCCACTCACCCCCGCCCGGCGTCGGCTGGGCTTGCGCTGGCTCCGTCTCTTCCCACGCTTCGGCTGCTGCTTGCTCCAGCCAGTCTTGCTCTCTTTGCGGTTTCCACAAGTTCTCTAAAGACTTGTTCGGGATCATAGCCTTGCTTCCTAGCTTCTTCGCGCCAGTCCTTTACTTCTACGCGATCAACAAAGAGTCCAAGTATGCGTCCAAGCTGGATGGTTGCGGCCTGCGCGTCATAGAGTTCTAATTCAAGCGTGGTAATGATGGTTGGTGGCGCGTCTTTCTTTTGCTCGGTGCGGCGCGTGCGCTTGATCTTCTTCACGAGCGCCAGCGCTTTATTCTTGCGCGCGAGTGCTAGGTCAAGTTCGTCTTGGTCGTTTAGAAATAACTCAATGCTGCCGCGCGCGTGGTTGGTAAGTCGCGTTACCACTTCGTTAGCAGTGGCAGTTAAGTCTCTCAGCCGCTTGACGATGTAATTCTGAACATTAACATTTGCTAACAGGCGCGAAGCCTGCTCACTAGCCGTCTTTTCTGAATACCCGGCGTCTCTAGCGGCCTTCGTTGCATTCCAGTGGGATAAATAAAACTCAACGAAGGCAATAACGCGATCATTGAGTTCTGGAAAAACTTCTTCGTCTTCGGTTTCAACTTTCTTGCGTCTATTCTTCGCCATGCCTACTCCCCACCCACCGCCCCCACCGCGTGATCGCTCATCTGGTGCATGAGCCGATCCTGCGCGGCGATCTCCTGCACCATCAACACGACGGCTCGCGCGCGCTGTTCGGGAGTCGCGTGGGCCATGCGCCACATAAACTCGTGGCCGTTGATGTCAACGCCGTGCCGATCAAGTTCAATCGCGGAGTTGAAGATGCTGGCGTATTCGGGAGCAACGACTTGCGAGAGCGCTTCGATGTAAGGTTCAGTCAGTCCACGTTTCTGGATTTCGTCTCGCACTTCAAGCATGGCAGTGATATTTTCGGAGTAGTTCGGAATAACGACTCGGCCATGCCCATCAAATCCGCCAACGCCCAGCGGATGAGTACCACAAGTATCTTTCCCTGATGGGGTGTAGCAATCGCTCTGAATATTCTTGTAACCCATCCACTCCGCGACTGCATTATCCAACTCGCGGCCTTGCAGAGCGTTTACTTCGTCAGTGGTCGGTGGGTTAGTCATAGACATGATTATACTCTCGCTATCGCGTCAGGTCAATTAAACAGCCAGCGCCCACACCCGAACAGGCGGAGCGCTGGCCTGGAGAGAATGCGGAGTAAGCGTAGCATGGTGGAAGGCGGGAGTCAATCATTGCGCCGACCCATTCGCCTAAAGAAGTTCTCGGCCCGCAATCTTTTCAGATATACCCATCCCCTAATCCTGTTTTTGATCTCGCTCAAGGCAGACTTGACCAGCCAGGAATTTGGGTAATCCATATCGGCCATGACGATATGGTGTTGCCTGACTTCTACTTCCCCGATCTCAAATCTAAAAGTGATTTCGGTATCAGTCTCATGCGGCGGCGCATATGAACCGAGTTCACGAACTGTCCGCCGCTCTTCAACCATGCGAACGGTGTACATCTTGCCCGACTCGAATGTTTTCAGTAATTCCAAGCCGGATCGCCGTAACATATCCAAGCGCACGTGCTCAATAAATTCAGGCGTTCGACCGTAGGGGATTACTTCGCGGATTGAGTATTGATCGTTGTTCATGCACTCTCCATCGGCGCTTCCACCCACGTATACAAACTCCCTTGATGCTCCGCGCCCAACGCGAACCTAAGACCCACATCGCTCACGCCTAAGCACTGAGCCATCAAGTCCTTGAGTAACCCCACCTGCTGCTCTGTGGCCTTGCGAAAGTACAACAAAAACACTTGTGCGCCTGGATACAGTTTGGCCGACTCAACTCTGACATTGTACCGATGCGCCGCCAGTTGCGTTAGAAGTATGTCACATTTATCAACCAGCCATTCCGGGCTAGTCGCCACCTGCGCAGGCTGTGTTACCGCCGTATTTTGCGTCAAAACAGGCACACTCACCCGCTTCTCTATCGTCGCACGCTGTAACTGTTCCTGCTGTTTCGCGTGTGCGTACTGTTCCCACTGTGTACGCGTTCCGCGTGTAATGGTCATCTCCGGTGGTTCCGAGTCTGGATTGGGAAGGGGGGTCAACTCAAAATACCCATGCTGGAGCGCGTGTCGGATCGTGTGACGGTTCCACCGCACCGTTACGCCCCCCCACCCCAAGTTGCCGCTTGAGTGCAATTCCCCCATCGCGTAATGCCGGATCGCGTAATCCGTGCCGACGAACGGCACGACTTCCAGAAACCCGGCCTCCATCAAAACGCTCTTGTAAATCTTCCACGCCGGGAGCCGGAGTATTTCATTCCTAACCATGCGATGACTTGAGAGCGTGATCGGCTGTCCGTCAATGCTAGAGATCAACTCCGCATAAAACAGGAAGGCTAGGCACGCGGTAATCCAGCGGTCTTCCAGTGAACGCGGCGTGTGGCCGGCCTTGGTCTCTGGGTCTTCGACAACCCACGTTTTAATAAGACGATCATGGGCGTCACTAACTACAAACTCAAATCGCTTCCACCAGTTCACCGACCGACTCACTTCTACCCCCGTCCCCATGCTACACCGCTGATTAGTCTTTCAACTCTTCCGGTTGCAATTCGCCCCTCAGAAATCCGCTGATCTCGGCGCGTAGTCGTTCGTTCTCGCGCCGCAACTGCACCGCCACGTCAAAGGCATTGCGGCACTGGATATTATCTCCAAACCAGCGCTTCCACTCGTTCACGCCACTGACAAAATAATACATAGTCCCGCACATGTAATTACAAACACGACTCGGCTCCTTGCTCGGAGCCTGAGACGCCCCGCAGGCCGGACACATGGCGGGGGGGGGCGTGGTCATTTCGGATCAACACCTAACATACGCAAGCCAGCCTGATAACGCTCAATCATTTTCAATAATTCCCTGTCCCCGAATTTCTTCCGCGTCGCGTATCTCTGGTGCAGTGACACAACCAGCGGTTGACCTAACTCCTTGAGCGCATACGACACCAGCGGCCACGGATCATACTCGTGCTTGAAGTTGCACGGCCAGCACTGGCAGAAGACATTATCCACGTCCCAGCGCGTCGAGTAGGCCACTCTCGAAAATAGGTGGCCGCAACCAAGTTTTTTATCAGAGCCACAGGTGACGCAGACTCTATCCCGCGCAATCACAAACAGACTCACGGCCTTGTCCAGACGCTTGATGATGGATTTGCGCGACGGCTTGCGGGGGCGATTAGGCATTCATCTCTCCCGTACCCACTACAACCGCCTCGACGGTGTTTGCAATCGGACGACTCTTTTTCTTATGCTTTCCGGTGACCCGCCGAACAACCAGCGGGATATGCTTCTCAAGTTGCTTGAATACTTTCATGCGATCATATTCCAAGTTGATCGCCTTACTGCTTGGTGACTCGTTTATCTTTTTGACAGCGGCATTGATGGAGCGGAAGAAAGACAGCGGGACTCGAATAGGTCGAGATGTGGCCGGGGCTTGTTTTTTCTTTGGCATGGGTATTATTGTATCTCAGCGGTTACGCAGTGTCAATAACGGGATACGCCGAGTAACTAGAGCGATACTCTAGTGGACTACGGCTTGTAAAACTCCCGACTCGTCAAATGGTGCGCCTTGCATCTCCGGCAGTAGTAATGCCGTTTCTCTCTACGCCGCTTGTTCATTGACCGACGCTTATATCGCTTGATGATACTCGCGGCCCGGTTCTCGCTGAAACACCGCTTACCACAAACTCCGCGCTGGCCGTTGCGGAATTTCAACGTTCTAAAAAATTCTTGGAACGCTTTCCAAAGGCCGGGATGCGGCCCCGCCACTTCCTGCGCTTCTTCGCGCTCCGAGCATTCCGCTTAGACACCTCACTGGCGTTCGCGCTCACCAGATCGCTAAACTCAAATCGGTCATCCAGCGCATACGCCACCGCTGGACACTCCAGGATGTTGCTGTGCGCGGCCTGGCCGCAGTGGAGGCAGTGGGTCATACGGACTCCAATACGATACTGTTCTCAACTTGGTTCCCGAATGCGTCCCAGCCGTCTCGGCGACGCCTTGCGAAGAGTTCCAGATACGGCCCCGCTACCAGAGACTCAATACGTGTGTATTGCTCTTCCGGCTTGACGCTGTGGCCCCGGAACGGCGCTATGATCGTTTCGGGCTGATAGTCTTCCCATTGCCAAATAACCTGAGATACGTCGGGACTGTTTCTCTTTGGCTTTCCGCGAGTACAGAGCAAACACGCCTCACTGTTGGCGCGTGTCCAGTACCCCATTCCGAAGTGCAGCGCAAGACCGCGCCGAACCTTGACCCAATCAAAGGCTAGTGTTTTGAATTGGAAGCCCCAGGCCCGAATTATTTTATTGACTGGAGACTCATCAAGTTCAAATAGGAACGGCCAACAAATCCAGATGAATAAAACAGCGTCGTCATCGGCCATATCCCTGATGGGTAACGCGCAAATCTCATCAATGCTCATGGTGTCATAGTGCTGTGCAGCCCCCCCGTATTTGCGTGTTCCAGGATTGTGTTTATCAGAAAAGTTTCTAAATCCCCACGGCGGATCGGCCAGGATCGCTCTGTATTTCACTTCGCTTTCTCCCGCACCCACCGATAGACGTATCGTTCCCCATTCTCGGCGATGTAATCAAACGGCGAACCATCTGGATAAAGCAGTTGGCCGTCGTCGTCCAGCTTGAATTCAACGACTTGAAAGGTTGTTTCCGAAGCGCGGTAAACAAAGAAGCCACTGCCAATGGGTTGCCGCAGTATGCGCTTGGCCTGATTCGAGTTGACCGGCATCGGTCGGAGTTTGGTCACTTCGCCTTCCCCTTATTCTTCCACACCAACCCACACAGCGCCCTGTGTGGCGTCTTGTGTCCCGCCGTCAGCACACAGCAGCATCCGATATGACAGCGCTTGCCCGGCGCGGGCTTGGCCCCGCAGTAGTTTATGATCTTGGTCATTGTATCGCCTCCGCTTCCTGCTCCTGATAATCCCGCTCAAACTTCTCCCGCTCTCTCACCGCGAACGTGTACCGACGCGGGTTAACGCCCAAGCGCGTCTTGTCCACATCGAACCAGACGCGATTCTCGTCTACCATCGTCACCAAGACGACTTGGCGACTTGTGCGGCTGGCGTAGTAGTGATTGAGTTGGGCGGTCACAGCGGAAAATCCTGCACGCGCAACCATTCCGGCCACTCGCTCAAAATCTTGCCGTGCGAGTCTGATACTGGATAGGCCACGCCGTTGAGTTGTGGATGAAGTCCCAACTGCTTGACGAATACCTTGATCCCTAAATCCTTGCACGCTTCAACCGCACTCAGCGCCCACTCGATATTAAACGGACGCGCGCCGTGTCCGCTCTCACCGCCGATGACCAGCCACTTTATTTGCTCTGGCAAGTCGTAGACGTTGAGCGGGCCGATAGCTGGCTCATAACTAATCCAGTGCAACAGCGCCGGGGCCTTGACGATCTCGCGTGCCATCTCTAAATCTTTTTCGCTGCCGATAGACGTACCCAACCAAACCTTATCCATAAACATTTTGACATGCTGCGGATAAGTCTTCAAGAAAAATTCAGGGAACGCCGAGCGCTTGGTGAGAACTTGAAAATACAAATCATCAGTCTTGGCGAAGTCGTCAAACTCATCCAAGCGCCACTGATCCGGCACGTCTAAGTCAAAGACATCGCTCATGGAATGCGCGAAGACAGTATGCTTCTGTCCTTCAGCCTTCGCTTCCTTGTCCCATTTCTTTAGGATAGAGA